CTTATAAATTAAGAGCTTATAAAGAGCAGACAAAAAAACTATTTAAAAATAAATGGTATGATTTAGCTCAGGCTCTAGAATTTTTTGAAATAATAGAACAGTGCTCATGTGCATCGGCAAGATTAGAAGTAAATGGCGGCAAGGATGTTTATTGTGATATATGTAAAGGTGCTAGGTTTATTATCAGCTCTGCACTTACTCCTGACCAAATGCGTGAAGTCAGCACGTTTGTCAATGCGGCGCAAAATGTAGAAGTAGCAGAAAAATTACAAAAAAGTTTAATGAAAATTCTTTCGGAACACAGATGAAATGTGATAGATGTAACTATGATCTAAATTTTGTTTATGAAGATATAGTTCAGGCTGAACAAGTCTTAACTATTCAAGAATATTATTGCCCCCGGCTGCAAAAGCTGTTTAATAGAAACTTATACTCAAGAAGGTATTATTAAATCTGAATGGATTGATTTTAATGGAAAATAATATAGAAAGATTTGAAGATAAAAATTCTTTTATGGATAAGTTTGAATCACTTCGTCCTGATTTATTTTTTCCGGATGAATGGACTGATGAGCAAAGAGAAAAAGCTGTTGAATTAGTCCGTCCACAAAAAACAAGAACATCAATGTTTTCTTCAATTCCAATGAGATGTGAAGCATCACGTTGTATTTTTGCTGAAACCTGTCCGCTTCATCAACAAAATTTAGCACCAAAGGGAAAACCATGTCCTATAGAGATGGGAATGGTTTCTCAATTTACTGGCGAATACATGGAACAATTAGACGTAAGTCCAAACAACTTAGTTGAAGTCTCAATGGTAAGAGATCTAGTTGATCAAGAAGTTCAATATTTGCGTAAAACAAAACTTTTAGCCAAAGAACATTTTATTCAAGAGAATATTATTGGTATAGATAAAGATGGTGAGCCAATTCTTAAAAAAGAATTACACTTAGCAGTGGAGCTTGAAGACAGATTACATAAAAGAAGAAAAGATTTACGTAATCAATTATTGGCAACTAGAGAAGCTAGAGCAAAAACTGGTCAAACTCAACTTGATACAGCTCAAGCTATTTCTGAGATTATTCAAAAAGTACAAAAGATTGAAATAGAAAACAATAAGCTTATTCGCAAAAAACTTGGCACATACGAAGTAGATGATTACATAGAAGCTAGCACTAAAGATTTAGAATAAATATATGAAAAATCATAGGTTGAGTCATACTCAGTTGGAAAATTTGGGTACAAAAATAAAAATTGGTCCAAGAAAAATAAGTCCAATACCCCAAAAATCACCTATAACAAATCAGTCAATTGAAGCTATGTTACGGATCTGAAACAGCTCTTGGAGAAACTTTTACAGTTGGATCTTCAAGAGGATATTTAGAAAGAGCAAAAGCTGTTGCAGACGAATATTTAGAATTAATGTTAGATCCGAAAAATAGAAGTTTATCCGGCAATGCTAGATTTAGAGGGTTAACAGATCAAGGCTTAAGGGATAATATAGAATTTACTGTTCAGGCAGAAAATTTAGATTTATCATTATTAAATAAATCAGCTGCAGATAAAATATACAGATCATATAGAGAAAAAGCACTTTCTTTAGATCAAACATTTACAAATTTAGGAATGCCAGCAATGTCACTTCCTTCAGAAAGTCCATATAGGCACTTTCTAAGATATATTGTTGATCCATTCGGTGCCGGTGATCCTAAAAACGGAATTCACCCGGCAACTCTTAACTTAATGAGAACATCATATGGCCCAACACATGACGCAACAACTCTTGAAGATATTACAACTGGTAGAAATAGAATGAGATCTCCGTTCTCTCTTGAAAGACTCCATGAAAGAACTAAAAAATTTTTTCCAGAAGGACTGCCAACTTCTTATGAAGATTCCATAGCCAAGAATGCTGACGGAAGAGTACTTAAGCCAATGAATCATTTAGCTTTTGATAAAGGAAAAACATATACAGTTATAACATGGGACACTGAAACAACTGGATTAACCCCAGAATCTCAAATAAGAGAAATAGCATTAGTAAAAAGAACTGTTACTCACAATGCAGATGGGACAATGACTAGTAGTGCACCGGAAATATTAACTAGTAAAAGTTTTTCTTCCGACTTAATGGACATAGCTGGATATGTTGATAAAGATGGAAATACTATGTCTTTATCAGAAGCTGCATTTAGAGCTGAAAGAGGTGGTGTAGTAGACCCTGCCGATTTAGCTAAATTTAAGTCTGCATACAAAGACGGTGGTACTGGAGCTGTTGAAAGTTTTAAAGAAGTTTTAAGACTTTTTACAAATGAGGGCGATGTTTTAGGAACAGGTCTAGGAGCTGAAAACTTAAGAATAGAAGGTCATAATGCTGAAGCTTTTGACTTAGATAAACTTATAGGAACGCTACAAAGACTTCCAGCTTTCCAAGAAGATGATGAAGCAAAAGGTTTGTTAAAAAAATTCTTACACTTAAGATCGTCCAAATCAGATTACATGCTAGATACGTTAGATAGCGCAAAAATTGCTATTGGAGCACAGCAGTCTGAACTACAAAGAATTATGAGAAGTAGCGGACTGGAGCTATCTGAAGATTTACAACATGGACTGTTGTCTTCTTTTAGTATTTCTCCAGAAATGTTTGGCGGAGCAAAAGGTACTGAGTCATTAGAGAATTTATTTTTAAACACAAACTTTTTTGAGCTATTAGAAGGTAGAGCTGGGGTAGAAGGAATAGATACCTTAACTGGCTTAATGGAAACTCGCGGTACTCACACCGCAGAAGTTGACACGATGCTTAACGCATATATTAGTGATTTCATTAACAATAATGAACTTAGGATTAGAAGACTTCCAACTGCCGGAATGCCACCATCTGGATTAAGTGACGCAGCAGCAAAAGAATATACAGATAAAGCCGCGGACTTAGAAAATTTATTTAAGACTCATGGTTTCATGAAAGAAAATAGGTCAATGACCGCCTTTGAAAAATTCATGAGAGCAAGAATTAGAAGAAGTAGCGCCGTAACTCCAATAACAAATATATCAGATATGAGTAGAGTATCTGATGATGTTTTCCAATTCCTTAATACGGAATCAGGAATGCAAAAAATATCAATGTCTGTTACTCCTGATTATTTAGCAAGGTTAGAAAGTAAAGGAATTAATCTTGGTATCAGAGCGGAAAATCTATCAGTACCTGGTACTCCATTAAACGTTATGGACGAAGCTTCTGCTGGAAGCATTTATTATAGTCCAAAAGCAAATGATGGTAAGGGAGGGTATGTATTTTCTAATTTTGAATCTAGGGGAGTTAAGGGAGTAGCTGGATTCCAAGAACTTGATAATGACCAAGTTGCAAAAGCATTTAAATTTGCATTAGACGAATCTAGAAATGGAAAAAAAGTACCCGTAAGCATTGGAGGTAGTAGATCAATTGCAGCAAACGCGAGTACGGAAGCTTTATCTAATATTGGGATAACTGAAATAGAAGCAACAGAACTTGACCAAATGATAAGGGCTAGAAAAGGGCTTGGGTCATTGGGTACGCCAAGATCCTTGCCAAAGGATGTAACTGGTCTATCTAAAGCACTGGGCACTACATCAGAACTTTATGGATTAAAAGCTGGCGGATTTGCTCCGGCAGTTGTTGGTGCAAAAACTGCTGAATATTCACAAGCATTAATAGATAGAGGATTACCTTACGCTACTTATGATGTTAGAAGTAGAATAATGGCAGCAGGTGAAGCTAAGGCCACTTCAGGAATAGGTCAAACTTTAATAAGAAGAATGTCAGAAAAAGGAGATTTAACGTTTGCCGCATTAGCAGAAAAAGATTTAAGTAAGTTATCTGACATTGGTGTGCAGTTTACAATGGGCCAAGGTAAGGAAAATATTTTTGGTATACAGAGAAGATCAAAACTTGGAGAACTTTTTGATGTATCTGAAAATTCATATTTTAGAACACCTGTTACTGGTACGCCATCAAAACAAGCAAGTAGAGTTATTGTAACTGCAGATGATCTTTCTAAACTTATGATACGAGAATTTGATAAAAGTGGTAATGTAACTGGTGAAATTAAATTTGGAAGTCAAGAATTTATAGAAAATGCAAATTTAAATAGATTTATAGATTCAACTGTTCAGGCAACAGATGCAGAATTAGGAGCTACAATTAACAGAGCTTTTGCTCCAAAAAACTTAAGTAGACTAACTACTGAAGATTTAGCTGAGCAAGTTCTATCTGGAAACATTAGAGCTTTTAATAAGCTTAAATCAACAGAGGGTTCTTTTGTGTCTACAGCTTTGCAAGAAGAAGCAGCAGCTTTAGCTAAAAATATTTTTGGTGAACAAGAATTATCTCCAGTAGGGTTAAAAGAAAGAATGCAACAACTGTCTGAAGTAGCTGAATTAGCTACAAGAGAAGCTAGAGAAGGTAGACTAAGAGAATTAGCAGGAAAAGCAGATCCAGATGTTGTTATCGAAAACTACGGAAAAACAGTTAAAACTATAGCAAATAGAATAGAAGAATCATTTATAACTGGAATGAAAATAACTGGAGGCGATGCAGTAGAAATAATAAACAAGGGAAGATTAGCTCAAGGTATTTCTGGGGTAATGGATACGGACGTTGCTTTGAAGAGTAGACCTCACAGACTTATTAGCACAATGAGTACTGAAGACGATGGGGTTCTTGGTTATATGATGTCTGGTTCAGTTACCGATGATATGGATACCGCAGCAAGAAGTGCAGTAAGCATTTCTGGTGAAGCAGCTGATGCTGGAGTAGCAAGAGCTGCAGAAGACGCTGCAGCACGCGCAGCGCTCATTGATTCCGCGTCATTTGTAGATGATATTAAACCAACATTACCAGGTCTTAATGAGGGTGAAAAGTTTGCCAGTGAGGCAATTGCTGTTGGCAGAAAAGTCTATGAATCTAATAAAGGAAAGTTTGCATTAGGAGCTTTAGCTTTAGCTGGAGCCGTTACTGGATATAAAATAGCTAAAAGAGGAAACGAAAATGATCTCTATAGCGCTACTATGGGACCAGCACCAGTTGAAGAAGGACAAAGACCTTACGGTATACAAGAAGCTTTAATGGGCAATGGTCAAACTTCAAGAAGAAAAGATCCATTGTTTACAGCTGGTATTGTAGGAAATCTAGATAGGCAAAAAATAGGTCATACATCGATGGGTTCTAATAAAAATAGTCACTTATTTGGAGATAGATAAATGTCACTTTTATCAAGTATAGGTAAAACTTTATATAAAGGTGCAACAACTAAAGCTGGTGCAGGCTTAATAATAGGAGGCGCAGCTGTAGCAGGTATTGCAAAAAACGCAGCACCAGCTGCAAGAGACGCAGCAATGGATGTTGCTTTTGGTGACCCTAATGCGGATGAAGCATTTCTTGGAAGAAAATTAACACCAGGTGCAGTTTTTGATGCAGCAGTTCCTGGTTCACATACAGGCAGGAACACAATAGGTGCTATGGGCGCAGGAGCGACAGTGGGAGCCGTTATTGGTGGTATGGCTAAAGGTTTCAAGGGTGGAGCATTAGGAGCTGCATTTGGAGCAACAGCTGGATTAGCTGGAAGCGCTGCAATGGGCATTGGTTACATTAATCGAAATGAAAGATTCATAAATGAATCACCATATGTTGGAACTAGAAGATTAAATAGAGATATGACTTATGGTGGAAAAATGTATGGTCAAAGAAATTCATCTTTAGAAACTGCGCAAGAACTTAATGCAGATGGAAATATAGTTCTCGGCATGCATAACCTCAGAAGAGGTGGTTAAATATGAGTGACATAAGCGGAATGGTTGACGAAGCCTCTCAAATCCCAGGAGCAATGGGTAAAGTCTTAGGCCGGAATGGAAGCAACTGCAGCAATACAAAATCCACTTTTATTATTTGGCTATGGTTCATACAGGGCTCAAAATACAATTCTTAAAGGTGGTTTCTTAGATAATAAAAGAGGTGTTGGACGGAAGGTTTAGCCCTAACCTTGCAGCTAGATCTAGAGCAAAGTTTAGACCTTTCGTAGGAAATGCATTAGATCCACTTGGACCACAGGGTGCTAATCAATTTGTTGGTGGAAGAAATATATTTGGTAGAACGACTAGAAGAGGAGAAAAGCTAGCAAGAGGTCGGAAGAAGTGCAATTAAATCTGGCACAGATGATTTAACTAAAGTAGGATCTAACTTTAAAAGATTTAGAAGAGGAAATTTAACCGCAAATCCTAAAGCATTCTTCAGAGATCCAAACCTTTCTAGATTTGGAGCAGGACACAATAGGGGCTTTATGGCACCGAATGCCGGTGGAGGATTAGCCTCGATAGGTAATATGTTGACTAGAACTTCGAAAGAAGCAAACCCAACATTTAGCGGTGGAGTTTTTGGAAGATTAGGAGCTGTTTCTAAATTAGAAAGAAGAGCAGCTACTACTCGTTCAACTGCTCGTGGAGACTTGAATCTTGCAAGAATAGCTAAGATGAACGGGGCAGTCTCAACAGAAGTTTATGCTGCAGCGGGAAGTCGTCTACCAGCTGTTAGGAATCCTGCCACGGGTAGATTCATGAGAAACCCAGCAAACTTTTCGACCCAGGTAACACCATTAGGAACGCTAGTAAACAGAGCAGCTGCAGGTGAGGCTTTGTCGGTTGGTGAACGTAGAGCCATGACTGCAGCAGGCGTAAGAGGAACCGCTAGTAGATCTTTTATGGAGTATGCCTTTATGTCAGGAGGTGGCCTTGATTTTATGTCATCTCAAGCTTTAGGCGCTACTGCCAAAACATTTGGAACGGGAACACTCACTTTAACAGATAATGCGGAAAAAGTAGTTAGAGGTTTAGCAAAAGGCATTCATGGAAATGGACAATTTGGAGTAACTGTTGCTAATAGACTTGGTATGGCAATGCCAATGACTGAGCTCGGTGCAGCAAAAATGGGTCAAAGACTTTTGGGAGAAGGTATTTATAAAACCATGGGCGCCCGAGGAACATTGCAGGCAGTAAAGTATGGTGGAGCAAAAGTTGGAATGGCTGTTGGAGCAAGAGCTGTAGCTGCAGCTGTTCCTGGTCTTAACTTAATATTTGCGGCAGATATGGCTTATCAACTTGCTAAGCTTGGTGGATTGGCTGTTAAAGCTGGAATCAATTTTGGTAAAGATGGAATGAAGTCAATGCAAGGTAATATGCATACCGGAATCTTTGGAGCAGGATATAAAGATGATGAAGTTAGAGCAACCTCTAGAGCTAGAGGTGTTTCCGCAATTCAAAACAGCAGACTAAATGCTAGATCGTTACTTGGATCAGAAGGTGCGATGATGGCTTCGCATTTCGGGTAGAATATACTATGGACAAAACTCAAGAATTTCGTAAAAGATTAGAAGGTTTACCTAGAGACGATCTTTTAGAAATCATTAACGCTCAAGATCCAGAATACTCAAAACAGGTTAATAGAATTGAATGGGTTTTTAAGAATAAATTAAGTCACATAAACTGGACAGATGGAACACCAGTTGAAGGTAGAGAATTCACAAACAGAGAATTAGCTTTATTAATCGATGAACCATTTGAAGTTGATAATAACTTATTAGACATGCGGAATATCTGCTGATCAACAAAGGCAAATACACATTTCTAAAGATCCATGTAGATGGGCAAAACATTTTCTTCAAGCAGAAACAAGAGTTTATCAAACTTTAATTTTGCGCGATCCAGCTTTGAGAAAAGTATTAAGAGCAGGTCGTCGTTTAGGAAAAACTTTCAGCATGGCTATTGCATTGCTTCACTATAGCTACACCCATAAAGACGGCAGGTGCCTAGTTATTGCACCAATGAAATCGCACGTTGAATTAATTTATCAAGAAATTCTTAGATTAGCTTCTAAGAATGAAATAGTAATGAATTCAATTACGAGAAAAGTAACCAGTCCTCAGTTTATGATTCAGTTTTCTAATGGATCTACAATTAGATTCTTTACATCTGGCATGCGTTCAGGTGGAAAGTCAGACGTAGCCCGTGGTCAAGAAGCACACGTGATTGTGTTGGACGAAATGGACTACATGCACGCAGATGACCTTGACGCGCTCTACGCGATGCTACAGAAGACCGCAGAAGACCAACCCGATAAAATACTCATTGGAGCTTCAACGCCAACTGGTAGAAGAGAAAGATTCTGGGAATGGTGCAGAAGCGCTAGATTCCAAGAGTTTTGGTTTCCGTCATATTGCAACCCATATTTTTCAAAAGAACAAGAAGATGAATTTAGAGAGCAATACTCAGAGATGGGTTATCGTCACGAAATTGAAGCAGACTGGGGCGAAGACGCAGAAGGTGTTTATCCTAGAAAGTTTATAGACAAAGCTTTCATAGATCCATCTTGGGACTATACTCCCGAAATACAATCAGCTAGATCATTCTATACAATTGGAGTTGACTGGGATAAGTACGGTGCTGGAACAAATATAGTTGTATTAGAAACCTGTAACGAAAATTATGAAGATGAAAGATTTAGAAATAAAGTTAGAGTTGTATATAGAGAAGAAATTCCTAAATCTGAATACACATTAACAAATGGAGTTAATAGAATAGTTGAATTAAATGAATCTTTTAATCCAAAACACATTTATGTTGACAGAGGATATGGAGAAGTTCAAGTAGAACTGCTTAGGAAGTATGGAACAGAAAATCCAAAATCAAATCTTAGAGATAGAGTTAAGGGAATAGGATTTGGCGAAAGCATTGAGAT